AAGGTAAGTTTCCCACTGATTCTCAAATTAAAAATATTTTAAAAGTAGATCCTACAATAGCAGAAACTAGAGCTATGGATTTAGCTGACACATTAACAGGAAATAGAGTTATTAGATTATTTAATGCTCCAACTAAATATAAGCAGCTTGCTAAAAATTATATTGATATAAATTCTAGAGATGGTTTTGGAACAAAAGGAAGTAGGGCCAGAAGAGGATATGAAAAAGCCTTAACTCAATTATTAGATTTACCCAAAGGCATTGCAAACATTAGAAGAGATATATTAAATAAAATAGGAAATTTTATTCCTGAACTAAAAGGAAAATTAGCGGTCGATGAAATAGCTAGTATTACTTCTAGTATGCGAAGAGGATCTGGACCTTACGCTATTTTTGCTCAAGTCTTAGGGTCTGATTTTAACTCAGAGGTAAAAGGAGGTAGAATAGATAGTCAAAAAGGAACCCTAGAAAAAAAATTAGTTAATCTTGCAAAAAATGATCCAGAAAGAATAAGACTACAACAATTATATAACAAGCAAATTAATAAGTTTGAACTAGAGGCTAATAAAAATAATCCTATTAAAAAAGTAAAAGGATTAAAATTATCTTTTGAGCCTCCATCAAAAACTGTAAAAAACAAAAAAGTTTATAATCAATACAAAGATTTATTTGATGCACACTATAATAAATATGGTTATTCTTTTGAGGTGCCTGCAGATAGAGACTCAATCGTGGATATATCTAAAAAATTAGATAACAAATCTTTTCAAAATACAATAAAAAATAGATTTAAAAAATTAATTGGTAAAGGTGGAAAGTTTGGAGCGTTAGTTGGCTTAGGGACTTTAGCTGGCACAGGATTTGCTTTGGCTGATGAACCCGGAGCCGAGACACCCGATGATTTTCCAACAGGCAAAGTTGCAGCAGGAGCTGCGGCAGCACCACTAGCTACAAAAAAAGGAAGAAGTATTTATGGTAAAGCAGCAAAACAAATTGCAAGAGGTTTAGGAAAAACATTAGCTGTTGGTGCATTACCGCTAGAAGCTGGTTTTGTATTAAGTGATTTAAAATCAGGTGCATCCACACCTGAAGCATTAGCCAATATTGTTTTATTAGGAGGAGCTGTAAGACAAAAAGAGAAAAAAGATTTTATATCAAATAAGTATGGTCCTGAAGTTTATGCACAAATTCAATCTTATAAAAGTTTTGGTGAAGACGGTATGGATACGCCACAAGAACTACCAGAACAATTTAAAGCTATTGAATTAGAAGCAGAACAATTTTTAGAGGATGAAAGAACAAGAAGAGCTGAAGAATTTGCTAGACAAACAGAAGAAGATAGATCTTTACCATTAATGCCAGAATCTATGACTGAGGGTTTGTACGCATTTGGTGGCCGTGTCGGTTTTGCAGAAGGACCAAAAGATCCAGGTAGAAGAAAATTTATTAAACTAATGGGCATACTTGCTGCATTACCTTATGGTATTGGTAAACTTGTAAGAACAACAGAGTCAGTAGCACCTGTTATAAAACAAGGCGCTAAAATCGGTTATGATAAATTTTTAGAACTTGCAGCTAAAATAAAAATTCTTGGAAAAAAAGATCCTGGTAGAACAACAATGGATAGACAAGAGGTTACTGTTTACAGAGGTAAAGATGGTAGCGAATATGAATTGACAGAAGATATTACAACAGGAGATGTTAGAATTACAAAAGATAAACCTGGTATGGCTCAATCTGGAGACGAGGTTTATGATACTATTCAAGACAGAACAACAATGGAATATAAAAAAGGCTCCACAGACGTAGATCCTAAAACAGGTAAAAAAATTCAATATCCAGATGAATATGAGGAGGTTAAAGAAGTAGCTGGACCTGATGGGACATTTGATGATATTGATGAAGTTGATGATATAATTGCAAGAGAAATAGATGAAGAAATCAAATAAACTATCAAAAGGACCACCACCATTAAGAGGACCTAATCCACAAGGGTTGAATATCCCTCCTAAAAGAGTTACAGTGGTTCGATTGGAGAAAATAAATGGCAGAAATAGACAAAGCTCTTCCAAACGTTGAGCAGACTATTAACATACCGAATCCTGATGAGATACAGGTAGAAGTCGAAAAAACAGAAAAGAAACCACAAGCACCTGTTGAGGTTAACCAAAATGATGATGGTAGTGTTGACATTAATTTTGATCCATCACAAGTTAATTTAGAACAAAGTCAAGATCACTTTGCAAACTTAGCAGAACTATTACCTGATGACGTTCTTGATCCTATTGGTCAAGAGTTAGCTGCAAACTATCAAGATTATAAATCTTCTAGAAAAGATTGGGAAAGATCATACACACAAGGTTTAGATTTATTAGGATTTAAATACGAAAGTAAAACAGAACCCTTCAAAGGTGCATCAGGTGCAACACACCCTGTATTAGCAGAAGCCGTTACACAGTTTCAATCTTTAGCCTACAAAGAATTACTACCATCAAGTGGTCCGGTTAGAACACAGATTATTGGATTACCAACACCAGAAAAAGAACAGCAAGCATTACGTGTAAAAGATTTTATGAATTACACAATTATGTCAGAGATGAAAGAATACGAGGCTGAGTTTGATCAGATGTTATTTTATTTACCACTATCAGGATCTGCATTTAAAAAAGTTTATTATGATTCTGTTATGGGTAGAGCTGTTTCTAAATTTGTACCTGCAGATGATTTGGTTGTTCCTTACACAGCAACATCACTAGAAGACGCAGATGCAATTATTCACACAATAAAAATTTCAGAAAACGAACTAAGAAAACAACAAGTAGGTGGTTTCTATCGAGACATAGAATTAAATCCTGCTTATATGAACGAATCTGAAACAGAGAAAAAAGAAAGAGAACTTGATGGCACAAGAAAAGGTAAAGATCAAAAGATGTATACTTTGTTAGAGTGCCACGTTAATTTAGACATTGATGGTTTTAATGATGTGACTGCTGATGGAGCACCGACAGGAATTAAGTTACCCTACATTGTAACTATTGAAGAATCATCAAAAGAAGTATTATCAATAAGAAGAAACTACGAAATCGGTGACGCTACAAAAAGTAAAATTAGTTATTTTGTTCACTTTAAATTTTTACCTGGTCTTGGTTTTTATGGTTTTGGTTTAATCCATATGATCGGTGGACTATCTAGAACTGCAACATCAGCACTAAGATCACTACTAGACGCGGGAACTTTATCTAATTTACCAGCAGGATTTAAAATGCGTGGTATCAAAATGAGAGATGAGTCACAGTCTATTCAACCTGGAGAGTTTAGAGACGTAGATGCTCCTGGTGGAAATTTAAAAGATGCTTTTATGACTTTACCTTTCAAAGAACCATCGCAAACTTTATTAGCACTTATGGGCGTCGTAGTACAAGCAGGTCAAAGATTCGCTTCAATAGCAGACTTGCAGGTAGGTGAGGGTAATCAATCAGCAGCTGTGGGTACGACAGTAGCTATGCTGGAAAGAGGAAGCAGAACAATGTCTGCCATACACAAGAGATTGTATGCCTCGATGAAAAAAGAATTTAGTTTATTATCAAGAGTTTTCAAATTATATCTACCTCCAATCTACCCCTATGATGTTGTCGGAGGCCAGAGGCAGGTAAAACAATTAGACTTCGATGACAGAGTAGATATATTGCCAGTTGCAGATCCTAATATCTTTTCTCAGACACAACGGATCTCCCTCGCACAGACAGAAATGCAACTGGCTGCCTCTAATCCAGCTATTCATAACCAATACGAAGTTTATAGAAATATGTATGAAGCGTTAGGTGTGAAAGATATTGATTTAATCTTAAAAAAACCACAACCACCTACACCAAAAGACCCAGCATTAGAACATATTGATGCGTTAGCAGGAAAACCATTCCAAGCTTTTCCTGGTCAAGACCATCAAGCACACATCACAGCGCATTTAAATTTTTTACAAACAAATATGGTAAGAAATGCACCTATGGTTGGCGCTGCAGTTCAAAAAAATATACTCGAACACATTAGTTTAATGGCACAAGAACAGATAGAATTAGAATTTAGAGAAGAATTACCAAGATTAGCAATGATGTTGCAACAATCTATGGTAAATCCAGAGATGCAAAGAGAGGCAGTTGCACTTCAACAACGTATTGAAAGCAGAAAAGCAGTGTTAATATCGGAAATGACTGAAGAATATATGAAAGAAGAGAATAAAATTACTTCTAGATTTGGAAATGACCCGATTGCAATGCTTAGAGCAAGAGAATTAGACCTACAAGCACAAGAAAATGCTAGAAAACAACAAGAAGGTGAAGAAAGAATCAATCTTGACCGTATGAGAGCTATGATGAACAAAGATACACAAGAAGAAAAGCTCGATCAGAACGAAAGACTAGCAAATTTACGTGCTGATACGTCTATTGAGAAGACAATTTTACAAAACGAGTTAAAAAAGGAGTAATTTATGGCGTGGTTTAGTTTAGCGAAGATAGCAATGCAAGCAGGAGCTAAAATATATTCAAATAGACAAAAAACTAAGATGGCTATGTCTGATGCACAGTTAATGCACGCAGAAAAGATGGCCCGAGGAGAGGAAGCTTACCAAGGTAAGCTGTTAGAAGCTAGGCAAACCGACTGGAAAGACGAATTTGTGTTGCTTATATTAAGCGCGCCGATAGTTGTACTAGCCTGGGCAGTGATAAGTGACGATCCGGAGGCGATGGATAAGGTAAAACTATTTTTTGAGTACTTTTCTACTCTTCCATCTTGGTTTACAAACCTATGGATACTTGTAGTTGCTAGTATTTTTGGTATAAAGGGTACACAGATATTTAGAAACGGAGGCAAAAAATAATGGCAAAAACAAAAAACGGTAATAAGAGTAATGGTAAAAAAAATGCTTTTGGAATGTTATCCGTAAAAGCAGGAATAGATAAAAATCCTAATCCTACACAAGCAGATAGAATCGCTGGAGCAACTATGGGTGATAAAAGATCTAAATTTAGAGGTGGTGGTATAGCTTATAAAGGTGGCGGTATGGCTATGAAAAGAGGAATGAAAA